AGAGGCAGCTGCCTAAGCCTATGGGATACAAGATCCTAGTTTGTATCCCCGAGATCGAGGAAAAGTACGAAAGCGGCATTCTTAAGGCCGACCAGATCATTCGGTATGAAGAACTACTTACCAATGTTCTTTTCGTAGTTGAGCTTGGTCCGGACTGCTACAAAGACAAAGAACGTTTCCCCCACGGCCCTTGGTGCAAGAAAGGCGATTTTGTGTTGGTCAGGGCTAACACTGGTACTCGCGTCAAGATTCATGGGCGGGAGTTTAGGCTGATAAATGACGATTCTGTCGAGGCCGTGGTTGAAGATCCCCGGGGTATTTCCCGTGCTTAAGGAGTAGAAAATGGCTGAAAATGAAAAAGTAGAGTACGAATTTCCGGACGAAAAGGAGGCTCGGGAGGATAAAGAACCCCCACAAAAGGAGCTTCCGCTAGAAAAAGAGGCTAAAGCTGACGACGGAATTGAGGTTGTAGACGACACGCCGGAACAAGACCGTGGCCGAAAACCCTTAGATTCTGCCCCTGAAGATCCAACCGAGGACGAGCTGTCTCAATATTCTGAGCATGTTCGTAGGCGGATTGAGAAATTCACCAAGGGTTACCATGACGAGCGTCGCCGGGCTGATGCTGCACAGCGGGAAAAGGAAGAGGCTCTTCGGATTGCTCAGGCAATTGTCGAAGAAAATAAGAGACTCAAGGGTTCTTTGAACCGTGGCCAAGAAGCTCTAATCAACCAGGCCAAAGCGGCCACTGAGCTAGAGTTGGAAAAGGCTAAAAAGAAGTTCAAGGAAGCCTACGATGCTGGCGACTCTGAGGCTTTGGTCGAGGCTCAAGATGCCCTGACTGCTGCAAAGCTAAAAGCAGACCGGATTGCGTCATTTAAACCTACCCCTTTACAAGAGGAACAAAAGGGAGTAGAAACCAAACCATTCGTTCAAGCACCTCCTCCTGACACCAAAGCACTTGCCTGGCAAGACAACAATCGGTGGTTTGGACAGGATGAGGAAATGACCAGCTTCGCGCTTGGATTGCACCAAAAACTGGTCAGATCGGGGGTAAACCCCCAAAGTGATGAGTACTACGAGCGCATTGACTCTCGTATGCGACAAGTCTTTCCGGATGCCTTTGATTCTCCGGACGATTCCGACAAAGCTGAAAAGCCGAGTCGTGCTAAAGCTAGCGTGGTTGCGCCTGCGACCCGCAGTACGGCCTCTAAAAAGATCGTACTAACTCAAACGCAGGTTAACATCGCCAAGCGGCTTGGTGTTCCTTTGGAACTCTATGCCAAAAAGGTTGCAGAAGAAGCGAGGAAACAAAATGGCTGAGAACAGAAATAGTCGTGAGATTGAAAAACGTGAAACCACCGAGCGTGTAAAGAGCTGGACACCTCCTACTCTTTTGCCCGAGCCTGCGCCGCAGGACGGGTATAAATTCCGTTGGATTCGTTTATCAACTCTGAATCAATCTGACCCAACTAACTTGTCTGCCAAGCTTCGCGAGGGATGGGAACCCGTCAGGGCGTCCGACCACCCAGAACTAATGTTGCACGGGACTGACGTAAGCGAAAAGTTCAAAGACAACGTAGTTATTGGTGGCCTGATTCTCTGCAAGACCCCGACAGAATTGGTCGAGCAACGGAATGCTCATTTTCAAAAGATCACCGAAAGCCAGACTGAATCTGTTGATAACAACTTCATGCGCGAATCTGACCCACGGATGCCGCTTTATAGAGAGCGGAAGTCGTCGGTTAGCTTCGGTAAAGGCTCATAACTTTTTGAACGAGGTTTAACATGGCATATCCTGCTGTTTCAAGCCCCTACGGGCTACGTCCGATCAATTTGATCGGCGGACAGGTGTTTGCTGGCTCGACCCGTCTGCTGCCCATTGCTTCTAGCTCCGGCACCGCCATTTATTATGGTGATGTTGTGGTTCTGAACAGTGGCGGTACGATTACTAAAGTCGCAGCAACAGCGTCCGGTGTTTCCGTCGTTGGTGTTTTCCTGGGCTGCCAGTACACCAACCCCACAACCAAGCAATTGCTCCAGCAACAGTACTATCCTGGTGGCGTGACTGCAACTGACATCAAGGCTTTCGTCCTGGATGATCCGGATGCACTTATGAAAGTTGCAGTCGTTACCGCTGGTACTACCACGGTATCGTTTGTGACCCAGGCTGCTGTTGGTCAGAACACCGCTTATGTGCCGAACGCTGCTGATGGTTCGACCACGACTGGTGATTCGGCTGCTGCCGTTTCTGCTACTACCGATACTGAGACGGCCCTGCCGTTTAAGATCATTGATGTGGTGCCTGACACAGCTATCGCTGGTTTCCCCGGTTCTTATACCGAGGTAATCGTTAAGTTCAACTTTGGTATTCACCAGTACTACAATGCTGGCGGATCCCAGGTGTCGGCATAAGGAGCTAATTAAATGGCTATTTCACGCGCACAACTACTGAAAGAGTTGCTCCCGGGCCTGAACGCACTGTTTGGTCTGCAATACGCAACCTACGGGGAAGAGCATAAAGAGATCTATGAGACTGAGACCTCTGAGCGTTCTTTCGAAGAAGAAACCAAGCTGTCCGGATTCTCCGCCGCTCCGGTGAAGAACGAGGGCGCTGCCATTGCTTATGACAATGCGCAGGAAGCTTTCACTGCACGTTACAACCACGAAACCATCGCCCTGGGTTTCTCGATCACCGAAGAGGCAATCGAGGACAACCTGTACGACAGCCTGTCGTCCCGGTACACCAAGGCACTGGCTCGTGCTATGGCTTATACCAAACAAGTTAAAGCCGCCAACGTGCTTAACAATGGTTTCTCCGCTAACTTCCCGGGCGGTGATGGCAAACCTCTGTTTGCTACCGATCACCCCCTGGTATCTGGTGGAGTTAACTCCAACGAGCCTGCCACGCCTGCTGACCTGAATGAGACCTCCCTTGAGGCGGCTGTTATTCAGATCGCTGCATGGACGGATGAGCGTGGTCTGCTGATCGCTGCCAAGCCCAAGAAGCTGATTGTTCCGCCCGCACTGATGTTCGTGGCGACCCGTCTGCTTGAGACTGAGCTTCGCGTAGCTACGGCTGACAACGACATCAACGCCATCAAGAACAATGGTTCTATCCCAGAGGGTTACACCGTTAACCACTATCTGACGGATACGAACGCATGGTTCCTGACGACAGACGTTCCCAACGGTATGAAGCACTTTGTCCGTACCCCGCTGCAAAACAGCATGGACGGTGACTTCGACACCGGTAACGTCCGTTACAAGGCTCGTGAGCGTTACAGCTTCGGCTTTAGTGATCCGCTTGGAATGTTCGGTTCGCCGGGCGCTTCCTAAGCGTAAGGAAAAGGGGGTTGCAAAACCCCCTTTTTTCTGTATTCTGTCGTTTAAGTCTAGGATTTTTACCTGTACCGACTGGCCTAGCAGACTTAGTAGAGACGGTGCGGGGATGTGCTACTACACGAGGACAACATGGCTCGTACTACCTTTTCAGGCCCAGTCGCGTCTGACAACGGCTTTATTGGAGGCACCGCCTCTTCCCCCATCACAGTAACCACCGCACAAAACATTTCCAGTTCATACGGATCTACATCTGCGACCACTGGTGATACCCGTCTTTCTTATCAGCGTTTAGCCTTTACCTCGACCGGTTCTGGCGAGACTCTTCGCGCTTTCTCAGTTGTGACAGGTGCTTCGGCTGCTACTGGCGGCACGATCAACGGCGCACATATTTCTACGTCGATTAACACCGGCGGCACGATTTCTGGCGCAGCTAATGCAATCCGTGCAACTCTAGGCGGCACTGCAACCACCCCGGGCGGTACGCTGGCTGTTCTTCAGCTGGACACCGACTACGGTACCAACGTCACTCTGGGCGCAGCTTCTTCGTTTATCCGTGTTACGGATAGCGGATCGCAGACCGGTGAAGTTCAGAACCTGTTCAACATTGAGACTGGCCCAGCTGCTACCATTGTTGCAACCGGTACTGTTGGTGGCACCGCTAAAGGTATCAAGATCCTGATTGGCGGCGTTGCTCACTACATCACCGTTGGTACAAGCATTTCCTAATGCAGATAACCAAGGAATTCTTGGAAACTGAGATAGCGGCTCTGGAGCAAGAACTGAATAAGGCGCAAGTCTTCCAGATTCAAGCCCAGGCCACTATTGCAGCGTACAAGATGCTAATTAATCGGTTAGACGCACCCGAACAGGAGAAGCAAGATGCCATCAATGCAGTATGACGTTAAATCGCAATATGCGACTGCGTCTGGCCTAATCATCCCGTACCGTACCCGGCTGAAAGCATTTCTGTTTGGGTCGGCTACAACCAGTCCTGGTATTGTGGGGATGTATGACGACAATTCGATATCTGGAACGTATACCCGTTCAACAACAACCGCCACTGTAACTGCTCAAAATCACGGCCTAGTTGTTGGTGAATACACGTTCATAGATTGGTCAGGCGGTACAAACCCAACAGACAACTTTTATCGAGTTGTCACAGTGGCCGATGCAAACACATTTACCGTAACGGTAGCAGATGCTGGAGATGCTTCTGGTAATGCTCTGGTCTACAACGATGTAATGGTGATTAGTAAGGTCACCACGGCAAACGACGTTTTTAATATCGTTCCTGGCGAGGGCATCCTTGCACGGAAAGGTATCCGGATTTATCTGGAAAACAGTGTTACCGCAACCATCTACTACGGATAAAAATGAACCGAGAACAATCCTACGATCTAGCTGGCAGCAAGGTCTTCATTGGCCTGCCCGCTTACGACTTTAAGATAAGCGTAAAGCTAGCCATTTCGTTAGCAGAGTTCTGTGTCAAGGCACAGGCACACGGAGTAGCAGTCCAGCTGGCTAACATCTCTGGATGCTCCGTGGTATCCCGTGTCCGTAATAGCATTGCCAAATTGTTCTTGGAATCCAACTGTGACCACCTGCTTATGGTGGACTCAGACATGGTTATTAACGCTGACGATATCTTCCGACTTCTGGCATTTAATAAGACCCGTCCGATTGTGGCCGGTGTTGGATGCGCCAGGAAAAAGGAGAAGGTTTACTTCTCCATGCTGGATCAAGACGAAGACGGAAACATAATGATGGACTCAATGGGCCTTGTCAGAGCTAAGCGGGTTGGAACTGGGTTCATTATGATCCAGCGGACTGTATTTGAGACTCTGAAAGAAAAGCATCCAGAGTGGAAATACTACGATCAGAATCACGATTGCGACATGTATGCCTACTTTGACTTCCTGTTAAATCAAGAAGAAGGCTACATGGGTGAGGACTTTGTGTTCTGTGAGCGGGCAAAACAGGCTGGATTTACCGTCTGGATTGACCCAACAATCAAGCTTGGTCACATGGGAGTGCATGAGTTTGAGGGGAACTTTGGAGAGGACTATCTCTACCCCCGTCTGCGTCCCATTGATGAGAAAAAAGAGGCAGCTTAATGGCTAAGGCTAAGGGCATGGGCATAGCAACCTCGGTGAAGTCGGGTAACTTCCGACCCACCAAGCAGGGTGCTGGCATGACCGCCAAGGGCGTTGCCGCATATCGCCGGGCTAATCCTGGCTCAAAGTTAAAGACTGCGGTTACATCTGATAACCCTGGCCCTAAAGATGCAGCGCGGCGTAAATCGTTTTGCGCACGTTCGGCTGGTCAAATGAAAAAGTTTCCTGAAGCCGCTAAAGATCCAAACAGCCGCATTCGTCAGGCTAGAAATCCTT